ATTGGTTAAAGGATATCTGTCAGTGGCATATAAATTTCTTCTTCCGGCTGAAATAGAAAACATGGTATTTGCCGGACTTCTGATGACATATGAAAACGGAATTCGCTTTTTGTCGGATTATCTAAATGGAGATATATATTTCCCGGTAAAACATCCTGCACATAACCTGCAAAGGGCGCGGACTCAATTTAAACTGGTAAATGAAATTAAAACGAACCAGGATAAAATGAATGCCATCATCGAAAAAGAATGGTTCGACGCAGCAATTGACGCCCATATTAAACTCGGTATTGAACCAACGGGCGCAGTTGTGGCCACTCATGACCCAGCGGACGAGGGCGACGATAGTAAGGGTTACGCTTGCCGCAAAGGCATATTTTACTTTGATGTAGACGAGTTAGAAGCGCCAGACGGGAACCAGGGTTGTGATTTAGCAACGGCCAGAGCAATTAATTCTAATGCAGATTTGTTTGTATTTGATGGCGATGGGATGGGCGCATTGCTAAGACGGCAAATTGCCCAAAGTTTCAGCGGTATAAAGTGCGAGCTTAGAATGTACCGCGGTTCAAACGAAGTGGAAGATAAACGCGCTCTTTACGACGGAATGCATTCCAGGGGTACGAAGGGTAAACCCAAAACAAACGCAGACGTATTTTACAACAAGCGCGCGCAGTACTATATTAAGCTCGCACAGCGCTTTTATAACACATATTTAGCGGTTGTTAAGAAAAAATACATTGACCCTGATACAATTATAAGTATTAGCTCTGAAATAAAGCTACTTGACAAGCTTCGAAGCGAAGTTTGTCGAATCCCGACAAAGCCAAATGGTGCGGGAAAAATCCAACTCATGACCAAAAAGGAAATGAAGGATAAGCACCAAATCGAATCCCCCGGCATGGCAGATTGCTTGGCTATGGGTGAAGAATTACCCCAGCCAATTAAGAAACCAAAGAAAATCAATTACGCAGGTTGGGGCGGATAATGGCGACTAATTTTAATGATTTAAACACTGTTTTGAGTATGCTGAAAGATGCGCAAAAGTCCGATAATGACTTAAGAGCGCACTCAAGAGAAGCACATCATTTCATTGATAAAAGAGACGGCCAGTGGGAACCTGGTCTAATCAAACAATTTAAAAACCGTCCCAGGTATACGTTTGATAAGACTGGTCCCATTGTTGACCAGATAGCCGGTGAAATGGAAAACGCAGATTTTACACTGCGAGTCAGACCATCAGGCGGCGACGCTTCCAAAGATAATGCTAAAATCTTCGACGGTTTAATTAGAAACATTCGTAATATATCCAACGCTGAAAGAACATTCGAGCAAGCAGGCCGCTCGATGGTGACATGCGGCGTCGATGGATGGGAAATAGTACAAGATTGGGTCGATAGTGACTCATTCGAGCAAGACCTAATCATTAAGAAAATACATAACTGGTTAGACCGAGTTTGGTTTGATGACAACTCAGAAGAGCAAGACCATAGTGACGCGGAATGGTGCTTTGTTTTGTCAACGATTACGCGCCGGGAATATGAAAATCAATTTCCAAAGGCTGAAAAAAACCCCGCTTCAGTCGGTAGCAATCGATTGAATGATGTCTATTTCCAAAAGACAAGCGATGTAGTAACGCTCGGCAAAATCTACTTCAAAAAGCGAACCAAAGAGGAATTGGTTCAAATGTCCGATGGCTCTATTTATGTTGTTGATGAAGACTTTCAGCGCGTCCAGGATGATTTAGCTAATCCACCGGTAGACCCTCAAACAGGCCAACCAACAGCCGCGCCAGTCACTGAAGAGTCAAGACGAACTAGAGAAAGGTCTCGCGTTCATTCTAGAATATTTAGCGGTGACGATTGGTTAACCGAATCAGAAGAGACAGTATTTGATTTAATTCCAATCGTAGCGACCTACGGCAATCACAAAATCACGGAAAATAAGTTTTTATTCCGGGGTGTGGTTGAGAAATTAATAGACCCTCAAAGAGTTCTAAACTACGCACTATCAAGAGATATTGAAGAAGGCGCACTTTCTCCAAGGGGTAAATATTGGATGACCCAGGAGCAACAAGAAGGCTTTGAAGAAGAGCTTAGCACGATGAATGTTAACGCCGACCCTATCCAAAACTATAACCATATCGAGGGACAACCGCCGCCATTTTGGAATGACGGCGCAAGACCTAATGCAGGATTGCAGACCACAGCCGAGAACATGAACGGCGCTATCACTGAGGGAGCCGGATTGTTCCAAGCCAACATGGGAGATAATCCAGGACTGCAATCCGGGGTTGCCATTGATAGGCAAATTTCAAAAGGTGATAACTCCACCACTAAATGGTTTAACTCTCAAGAAGTGGCTATTTGTTACACCGGTAGAGTTTTAATTAATGCTATTCCGCGAGTCTATGATTCGACCAGGCAAGTTAGGATTTTACAAGATGATGGCTCGTTTGAAATGCAAACACTTAACCAGCCAACAACCGACGAGGCAACCGGGGAAGTCATTATATTAAACAATTTATCGGCGGGTCAGTACGATGTCACCTGTGAAGTCGGCGCGGCATTTAAGTCTAAGCAGCGAGAAGCGGCGACAGCCTTTGCAGAAATGGCAGCAACCGACCCGGCGTTATCTGAAATAGCTAGAGATGTTTGGTTTAAGAACCTGGACGCCCCTGGTTTTGATATTGTGTCAGAGCGCGCCAGAGCTATCATGTTACAACAAGGCACCATCCCACAAGACCAATGGACAGATGAAGAGTTAGAGGCAGCGCGAGCAGCAGAAGAAGCGGCAGCACAAGAAGAGCCAGAAGAAGATCCTAATCTATTATTCGCCCAGGCAGAGCAAGCCAAAGCAGATGCCGATATGTTAGCCGCTCAAGTCAAACAACAAGAAGTCCAGGGCAACCAACAAAATAAAGCGCAAGAGTTACAGTTAGAAGCGCAGAAAATACAACTCGATGTTGATAAGTTCATGCGCGAAAAGGACGACAAGTTTAACGTTGAAGCCGCTAAGATTCAGCAGGGACAGCAAAAGCTCGAAATGGAACAGCAAAAAATAGCGATGGCGCAGCAAAAAATGCAAATAGATGCTGTATTGGCAAATCAGAAACAACAGCAACAAGAACTTACCGATGCGGTAAATAATCTCAAAACACTCAGAGAGGCGATGGGCGTTGATGCTATCATAGGGCCACATAATCAAGAGGCTTATATCAATCAAGCGATAGAGGTCACAGAATTACAGGAGCAAACAGCCGGTGTCCAAGAAATCGATATTCAAGTCCAAAAGAGCGATGAGGCGAATGATAGTAGCGCACAGGCGGAGCCTAGTACTAATGGTCAAAGTCGATAGGCTTTTGAAATATCTGGAACGAAATTACTTAAGAAACCCTACTGTTAAAAGCGATAATATACCGCTTTTAACAGAAATAATTTACATATAATAAAAAAAGCCCCGACCCACACGCCTTAGGGAGTTAGGGGCGTGCAAGCCGAGACAAGACAACGCTGTTAGAGCCTAAAGGTCAGAGTCGCATAAGTACTACGACCTTGGGCGTTATATAAATTACCGCTATAACTGGTAGTCATGACCCCGTGCTCTCTTTGGAACACAGGCTCCTCATCAAACAGATTACGAACACCAATCGTAAAAGTTGAATCGAAAGACGTATCATAGCTATAGCTGATGTTATGCTCGATATAATCCTCAACATCTTTTGTTACTTTACCGTCTTTTGTATTTTCCTGCGGTGCAATGTACATTGCATACCAATTAATTGAATGGTCGCCATTCTCATAATTAACAGATAGGTTTGCTCTTTCTTTAGGTGAGCCCACGCGTCCAATCCAATCAAAAGGCCCGTCTTGGTCGGTGATTTCATATTCTAATTGATGTGAAATAGAAAGGTTTGTTTTGAAATTACCGAATGGTGTTTCAGCTCTGTGATTAAGCGTTAAATCAACGCCGGACTGTGCACTATTACCAAAGTTAACCTTTGGCTGTTCAATCCATAGGAGTCTACCCGGTAAGCCGTTTTGTGATGCAGACCTAATGATATTGGCACCAGGCATCAATTGACTGATAGGAGTATCAGGGTTTGCTG